TAACCTCCCGTTTTACGGAGAAAGGAGGTGCGCGATGAAAAGCCATACGATCGAGTTCACCCGCGACGACCTGGTCGTTCGGATCACCCGCTACCCTTCCGGAGAACCGGGGAAATCGCCGTCGGTAGAGATAGAGGTCGAATCCTCCGGATTGCCCCTGTCGTTCGTATGGTTCGACAGGGAGCCGCAGTTGTTCGCCTTCAAAGAGATGCTCGAAGAATATATCGAGACGTTCCGGTCGACGAAGGACGAGACCGCGCGATAATTTTTTGCTCCCGGCTTGCGAATGCCGGGAGTTTTTCGTATCTTCGAAGAAAAGGAGGAAATATGTTTATAATCGAGGCCTTAGGATTTGTGCTCTTGTTCGTGATAATTATAGCTCTTGGAGCATTCACGGCGGCTAGCGTTGTATTGTCGTACATATATTGGATCGTGGTAGCTGCTTTTTCGGTCACGGCGATAGCCGCTCTTTGCAGACGCCTCGTTCGCTTTTTCAAAAGGAAAGCTCGTCGTTCGTAATACGTTATTGTAGAAATAGAATTCTCGTCGGAGCCTCGGGAAATCTTCCCGAGGCTCTTTTTGTGTCTTTTTCCCTCTCGCCGGGAGTGGCCATATTCGTGAAAAATTAATCGGATATGAGCAATTACGAAACATCGGCCTCCATCACCTTGGAGGTGAACGGCAAGAACGCGGAGGATCGCTTGAAGGCTCTTCGGCAGAGAGCCGAGGATCTGGAAAACGCTTTGGCCCGTGCCCGGAATACCGGAGACAAAATCGAGATGAACAAGCTCCAAAAGGAGCTGAAAAAGACGAATAAGGAGATTAGGGAGATGTCGTCGTCGGCTCAGCAAGCCGAGAGCGTTATGCGCCGTCTCGACAGGGCTACCCCGAGAGAGCTCTCTAAAACGCTATCTACCCTCCGGAAGCAGCTCGACAATATCGAGCGGGGATCGGCTGCATGGAATGCCCAGATAGAAAAAATCAAAGCGGTGCAAAGGGAATTGAACTCCGTAAAGGGTTCGATGAAAGAACATGAGTCGTTGTGGTCCCGGTTCGCCAAAAAAATGTACGACTGGGGAAGCGCCCTTACGATGTCCATGGCCGCGATATCCGGCTTGACCATTACCGGCAGGCGGGCTGTACAGAGTTATGCGGACATGGAAGGCGAAATGGCGAATGTGCGCAAATTCACCGGCATGACGACGGAAGAGGTCGAGCGACTGAACGAATCGTTCAAGACGATGGATACACGCTCGTCTCGCGAGCAGCTCAACAAGCTTGCCCAAGAGGCCGGGAAACTGGGAATCGCCTCGCAGCAGGCGGTTATCGAATATGTCGAGGCGGCCGATGTGATCAACGTCGCCCTCGACGAATTGGGAGAGGGGGCGACCCGGGATATCGGAAAACTTTCGTCGATTTACGGCGATGCCGAGAGAATGGGCTTGGGAAAAGCCATGCTGGCCGTGGGCGCTGCCATCAACGAAGTCTCCCAAAACTCCACCGCTTCGGCTTCTTATTTGGTAGATTTCGAGAACCGTATGGCCGGTGTGGGTAAACAGGCCGATATGAGTATCCCTAAAATCATGGGTTACGCTTCGGTGCTCGACCAGAACGCCCAGCAAGTAGAGATGTCGGCTACCGCTTTGCAGGGCATTATCATGAAAATGTATCAAGATCCGGGGAAACTGGCCCGCATAGCAGGCATCAACGTGAAAGAGTTCGCCCGGCTGGTGAGGGAGGATGCGAACGAGGCTTTGCTGCAACTGCTCGACACCCTCGGTAAGGCCGGAGGCATGCAGGCGCTGGCTCCGATGTTCGACGAGATGAAGCTCGACGGATCACGGGCGGCCAGCGTGTTGTCGGTGCTGGCCGGGAATATCGAATCGGTTCGGAGAGAGCAAAAGCTGGCTCAGGAAGCATTTGATGAAGGCACATCGGCCATTACAGAGTTTAATGTCCAAAATAATACGGTGCAGGCGCAGCTCGACAAGGCCAAAAAGTCGTTCAACGAGTTATCGGTCGAGCTCGGGAAAGATCTGCTTCCTGTCATGCGTCATGCGATTACCGGTGCGTCGGCCTTGCTCCTGGTATTTAAGGAGGTTATCTCCGTTATGAAAGAGAATAGAGCTTTGATCGTCTCTGTGGCGGCCGGTATAGCCGGATATACGGTCGCCGTGAAGGCGAGTACCGTCGCTCAAAATCTTTGGAATGCGACGCAGAAGGCCGGAAATTCGATTGCGGCGACAGGGAGAGGTATCGTTCTATTGCTCAGATACGCCTATTTTAGATTAGAGGGTCAGGTCCGCAAAGCCGATGTCGTGATGAAGGCCTTCAATCGCACGACCAAAATGTCGCCTGTCGGGATATTGGTAGGAGCCTTGTCGGCCGGAGTCGCAGCCTTGCTTTCCTATCGGGAAAAGATGAAATCTGCTCGTGAGGCGGCGGCCGAGGCCGCCAAAGCCGAGCGGGAATACGAGAAAAGCATCACCGATGTCTCGGAAGCTGCCGCCTCGACATCGAAGGAGGAACTCGCACGTTTGCGTGCATTGTATCGGGCAGCCGTCGACGAAGCCCGATCGAAGGAAGAACGAATCGAGGCAGCCCGCCGGTTGCAATCGCTCTATCCCGATTATTTTTCCAAAATGTCGACCGAACAAATCATGTTGGGAGACGCCAAAGCCAAATACGATGAATTGACCGATTCGATTCTGAAAAATGCGAAGGCGAAGGCCGCGGCCGATTTGATAAAGAGGAATGCCGAGCAAATCGTCGAGATAGAACAATCCATGCCGGAGTTGGAGAAAAACGCTGTCGATACGGACATAGCCTATGACCGGGCGAAGAAGCGGAGGCAGGAATATATCGATAGATACAACATAAGCCCGTCGGCCATGGGCGGCGGTTATGCGCAAGATCAGTCGGCGCTTTTGTCGAATGTCATGGTAAGTAAATCGGCTCCCGGAACCGACGATGAACGGAAGGCGGCGGAAGCAGCGTGGAAAGCGTATGCCGAAGCGAACGACAAGCTGACTAAGCTGCAAGCGGCCAATAAGAAACTGGCCGAGGTGTACGGTATATCTTTGACCGATGTATTCGCCGGGCAGGGAGACGGTGGAAATATGAGTTCTGTCTCTGCTTCCGGTAGTGTGGGGAAAAGCGGGGAAAGAAATAAGTTTCAAGCAGAAGACGACTGGCTGTCGATCGAGAAGTCGAAGGCTCTCGCCGGCTATGCTACCGGATTGATGGATTACAACGAATATATCGAGAAAAAAACAGAGCTCGATAAACAGTATCTTCTCAAAAAGTTGCAGAACGCAGAGGCCACGGAAAAGGAGATAGCCGATATCGTCGGCGAGCTCGACAAACTCACTGAAAAGGAGGTGACACAGCGGAATAAAGAGCAATTCGATGCCGCAAGAGAGGAGATAGAAGCCGAACGCCGGGAACGCGATGCTGCCGATACCGACAGTTATATGCGAGGCCGAATTTCGGAAAAGACTTACCAGCGAATGAAATTCGAGTCGGAGATAGCATATCTCAACCGGCTCAAAGAGTTGTATGCCGAGGGTAGCCAGGAGCGCGCCGAGATTGAAAAACAGATTACCGACAAACTGCAAGCCGACAAGCTAGCCAAATTCAAGGAGACGCAAGACAGGCAGAAGACTCTTTATGAGGAGTATTTCAAAGGGATATCCCTTATGTCGGCCGAAGAGAGGGAGCAGCAGTATCGGCTGCAAATCGATTCTCTGAATGCCTTGACGAAGAAGATGCTCGACGCGGCCGGAAACGACGAGGCTAAAAGGCAGAAAATCATCGAAGCCTCTGCCATCGCCGAAAAGGCATTGAAAAAGCAGTATTTCGAAGAGACTACGGAGGAGAGTTTCAATGCCATGGAGAAAGCCAACGCCGAGCTGACCGAGTGGTTGCAAAGCGACGGCGGGAAAGCCGTGACCGACTCTTTCGGTATGATCATGTCGGGAATGTCGGCTATCTTCTCGCAAATATCCTCGATAGTCCAGTCGAATATGGAGATGGAGACCGCCGCCATCGAGAAACGCTACGACAAAGAGATTTCGCTGGCCGAAGGAAATACTTACAAAGTCAAGAAGCTCGAGCAGGATAGAGAGAATGAGATAGCCCGGGCAAAGAACGAAGCGAACCGCAAGATGTTCGCCATGCAGGTGATCCAAGCCGTGGCGCAGACTGCTCAGAACGCTTTGGCTGCTTATGGCTCGGCTGCGGCGATACCCATCGTCGGATATATCATGGCTCCTATTGCGGCGGCCATGGCCGTAGCTGCCGGCGCCGTGCAGATCGCGGCTATAAAGAAACAGCAACAGGCCTCCGAAGCGCAGGGGTATGCCGCCGGCGGATTCACCCGCCCCGGCCCGGTGGACGAGCCGGCCGGTATCGTCCATGCCGGCGAGTGGGTCGCCAGTCAGAAACTGGTGACTTCGCCGGTAACGCGTCCTATCATCGATGCCCTCGAATATGCGCAGCGAACCAACACGATCGGCTCTATCCGTCGAGTGTCTGCTCTCCCCGCGCCGATTAGCTTACCAGCCCCTTCGCCTGATGGAGGAGGAAACTCCCCGGACACAGGCGTATTGCTCGCCACATATTTTGCGGTTCTCAAAAAATTGGGTGACCGCCTGGACGAGCCCTTCGTCACGGTCAACACGGTTACCGGCGACCGGGGCATCAAGAAGGCTCAGGACGAATACGATCGTTTGATCAGAAACAAAACCCCTAAATCACGCAGGAAATGAAAATATTCGTAGAGGGTAAAGAGGCTTTCTTGAAGAAAGGAACCTCCTTCGAGTTTATCGCTGAAAACAGGCTTTTCTCTGGTTCTGACGAGTACACCTTGTCTATCACCTTCCCCATAGTCGATTGTCCTCGGAATCGGGCGATATTCGGGCTTTTGTATCGGAAAGATGTCGATATCGAAAAAGTGAACTTCGCCTGTGAACTACGGGATACCAATTTCTATAAAATGGGGGTTCTCGCTATTGTCGAGGTGTCGCAATCCGAAATCAAAGGGCAATTCCTCGATGGAATGAGCGCCCAAAACTTCATCGGTGATTTCGACGAAATATACATCAACGAACTCGACTTGGGCGATTATGAGTATGTGAATATGAGTAATACACCTCCAGAATGGCTTTGGAGAAGCATCGACCGCATGAAAAACTATATATCTTTGCCCTGGGTCAACAACTATTCGGGGAATATACAAAATGAGGTCGTATATGAAAATGGCACTTATAAATGGCATCCGGACACCAAGGGGGTATCGTTTCAGCCATATTTGCTATTCATCGCAAAACAAATTTGCGAGGTATTAGGTTATAGTTATGATTTCGGGGAATGGGAGAGGTCGACATATCGTCATCTCATAGTCTGCAATTCGCTCCCGTATGCCTGGGATATGCCTCAAATAGCAAAAGCCCTTCCTCACTGGACTGTGACAGAGTTTTTTGAACATTTGGAGAACTTTCTGTCGGCATTTATTGACGTTGACCATAGGGGCAAGACAGTGACATTCCATTTCATCGCTAATGACTCGGATTTCAATACCAGTATAACCCTTAACCATGTTGTCGACGATTTTACGGTAGAGGTTAGCTCCGAGGGGGAATCTTCATACAGGGGAGTATCTACTTTGAGATATTCCGATTGCGACCATGAAATGTGGAAATTCTACTCGTGTAACTGGTTGGTGGAAAATCATGAGAAGATGATTGTCCGATATGAGACTCTGAATGATTTAATCGAGGCCAATAAAAACTTGAAGGAGACCGTTGTCGGGGTTGAGTATCCTGATTCAAATTTGGGAAAAATCTTATATGTCGAGTCTTTGAATACCTATTTTGTATTTAGACCGGTGAAGATTATACCTCAGAGCTGTTATGATCCAGTGGCTGATACCTATTATGACCAGTATGTGAACATTCTTCAACCGATAAACCAGTTTGGAGAACGCATCGGTACAAATGAGGAAAGCGATAGCATAGAGATAGGGATTGTCCCCGCCTGGATAGATGACACAAAAACCAGTAAAGGGCAATGTCTGTTTTTAGAGCTCGACTTCAATGATGGAGAAACAGATGGCAATTCTGAGTATTTACCGATAAGTCTACTCGAATCTGGGGAGAGTGAAAAAAGTGGGGCATACTTCTCTCAACTTTTTGTCGCATTCTGGGACGGTACGAATTATTTCAAAGGGCTGCAGCCGCGTCCAATTATCGACAAAATATCTACGAATGAGGACTGGACTTATGTTGAGACTGGGTATAGCATGCGTCTAAATAGGGATCCTAGCGACCTTTCCTATTTCAACTCTCCGATCGACAGCTGCAAAAAATACAATTTCCAGTTTTTGGCGAACAAAATTCCGCCTGTGAGGGCTTTGTTCTTCATTCAAGGTAAGCCGTATATCTGTGAAAAAATCACGGCTACATTCACGGAATATGGTATGTCGCAGCTCTTGAAGGGGACGTTCTATCGAACCGATTAAAGAGTCCCGTCGAGGTCGAGAATGGCTTTATCGGCATTGTCCCGGTGGCGGGTATATACATCGGTAACGGCCAGTGAGCTGTGTCTTGCCTGGTCTCTCACCGAGATGTTGCTCAGTTTTTTGTCCAGCATCTCGGTGATTCCTGTATCTTTTAGCGAGTAGAATGTGTAATCTTTGTCGAGTTTCAACTCTTTTTTCAGGCGGGTCCAGCGAATAGTTATGAGCCGTCGGTCTACTTGCACGTTGCCGGGCATGATGTTGTTTGAGAATAGGAAATAGTGAGGAGGGTAGTCGAATACCCCCAAGTCGAGCATGAATATCATTACCTTTTTCGGGATAGTTATAGTTTGTGTCGTTCTGTTTTTGCTGTCTTCGGACGGGATTGTCAAGGTACAATTCTTAACGTTGAAATATCGAAGCCTCAGCCGGGTCTGTTCGATGGGACGAATATAGCAGTAGTATAAGAGATAACACGATAAAAGAAAGTGTTTGTCGTTCGACATCAAATATTCGCTTATCTGTCGAATCACAGAGGAAGGAATAACTTTCCTCCTTTTCTGGAATAGTTTTCGACTGAAAGGTTTTATGCCGAAGGCCGGATTCTCGTTCATAAGTCCTTTTTCTACGCAAAAGGAGCAAAAAGCTTTGAGAAAAGTGAGACAATTATTCCTATACTGAGGGGACAGTTTCAGTTCCAAGTGTATGTAATCGAGGAAATCGTTGCAAAATCGTTTGTCCAGCTGGTAGAGGTAGATGATGGGTGAGGTTCTCTGTTGATTATAGGCAACCAACTTTTTAATCTTTGATTCGTGGCTGATGTATGTCTCTTTTCTGAAAATCCCATCGGAGTACATCTTCTTGTTATTCTCCACATATCGTTTGATGGCATCATCAAACGATATCGCAACCTTAAATTCTTTCTCGACCCAGGGATTCCACCCCCGGATAAGTTGTTGGTAAAGCCGGATAATCAGACCTGCAGCATACTCCCGCCTCTGTTTCTTTGTCGCCAATCGGTTTATCTTTATTCGCTTCCTTCTCATTTTCCCTCTAACTGGGTCGAAAGCGTAAAACTCAACATACCAGGCAGGGTCATTTTCACGAAGCCTTGGGTATGTAAAACTTATTATTTCGTCGATTGTGGATTTTTGTGGCAGATTGTCAATGTTAAAATCAATCCGCGCGGGAATCGTATTTTTAAGCATTTTTTTATTTAACGAATCTGGGGCGATTCGCTAAACACGAGCGGGCTTTTGATCCGTATTAGCCCTGTTTTAGGGAAGAAAAACCTCAAAAGCTTAATACGTAATCTTTTGAGGTTTCATTCCTTGTTGTAGCGAATCTTTTTTTTATTCATTTTTTTTACTTAAATAGCCACTGTGGGGCTGTTGATAGAAGCC